ATTTGCGCTGGTGTCATGTCGAACAAAGCAAGTCTGACAACTGCCAATTCTCAAAATTGAAGGATACAGTAATGACGCTTTCCCAGATTTTAAGCCGCCGTAACGCGATCCGTGAGGAGATGCGCTCCATCCACAGCCAGCATCCCGAAGCGCTGCCCGAGGCGGCGCAGGCACGTTGGACCCTGCTGGAAGGCGAAACCGCCATTTTGGCCGCTACGGAAGCCCGCACGGCGATGCTCGATGAGATGGACCGTCGGGCTTTTGGTCAGGCTATTGGCTCCGGCGACAGCCGCTACGATGAGGCTTCCAGCCGTGTGACGGTGCTTGATGTTATCGCGGCCCAGATGGGCAGCACGAGTGCCGGTGCGGGCAGGGCGCGGGAGATGTCCGCCGAAATGGCCCGCCGCTCTGGCCGTCCTGCAGAAGGGTTATATTTTAACGCGGGCGCGGAACGTCGCGTGTTCGGCGAGTATGTCCCCGGCGGCACGACCGGTTCAAATTTGGTGCAGACTACTGTTAGCCCGAACGTAATCGACCGCTTGCGCGAACGTAGCGCGGTGCGCCGACTCGGTGCGACGGTTCTCGGCGGGCTGACCGGAAATCTCGCTATCCCGCGACTGACCGCGTCGGCAAGCGCACAGTGGGTTGGAGAGAACTCTGCAGTGGCCGCGTCCGGCCCAACCGTGGACCAGGTGGTGTTCAGCCCGAAACAATGCGGCGGGATCGTTGAGATCAGCAGGTTGCTCCTGCAGCAGTCGAGCCCGGACGTGAGTCGGATGGTAGAAAACGACCTGGCGTTGTTACTTGCCACCGCGCTTGACCAGGTCGCCATTGCCGGAGGCGGCACAAATCAGCCGAGCGGAATTCTGGCGGTAGGTTCCGGCGTTCCGATCATCAGCGGCGGCACGAATGGATTGAGCCCGACATGGGCGAACGTCATCAGCCTGATTGGTGCTGTAGATGCTTCGAACGCGTTGGACGGGTCACTCGCATTTCTGACAAACGCCAAGGCCGTGAAGTCCATGCGCCAGATCGTCAAGACACCGACAGACACAAGCAGCAATTTTATCATGAACGAGTCAAATGCGCTGGCGGGATACAACCTCGCATCAAGTCAAAACGTGCCGTCCAACGGTACCAAGGGCACGGGAACCAATCTGTCATCGCTTATATTTGGTGACTTTTCGCAGCTTTACATTGGCTTCTGGTCCGAGCTTGATATTCTGGTAAATCCTTTCGAAAGCGTATCATATTCGAAGGGCAATGTGCAGGTCCGGGCAATGATGACTTCCGATGTGCACCTTCGCCAGCCGCTCGCCTTTTCGGCAATGACCGACCTGATCGCGCCGTAGCATGACCGGACCGGCACGTTATCCCGATGGATCGGAGAGGCGGGCAGGGATCGAGTTGCGCGCCGTCTCTGGCCGCAAACTCGAAGGATATGCCGCCGTGTTTGGCGTTCCGGCCACCATCGGGTCATTCACTGAAACGATCCGGGCCGGGGCGTTCCGCACGGCACTGCTTCGCCCCGGACAGGACACGCTGGCACTATTTGATCATGATCCGGCTCGCCTACTAGCTCGACAGTCGAACGGCAGCCTGAGGCTCGCTGAGGACAGCCGAGGACTAAACTTCAGCCTCGACCTTCCAGCCACCAGCACCGGCAACGATGCCCTGGCCATGGTCGAGAGCCGCCTTGCTGGCGGTATGAGCTTTGGCTTCCGTGTTATGGATGAAGCATGGCCGTCCGCCGATCAGCGCGAATTGCGGGCAGTCGATTTGATCGAGATTTCCCTTGTGTCTGCGTTTCCAGCCTACTCTCAGACCGAGGTAGCAGCGCGCAACGTTGTCCGTGCAGCGGGGCGTATTCTCGGTGCCGCCCGTATCCGCTCACTCTATTTGGCGAGCATGTGATGGGCATCCTTGACCGCCTGCGTGGCCGCACCGCTGCCCCTGAAACGCGGGCCAGCGTGACCTATGGTCCGAGCTATAGCTTGGGCAATGCAAATGGGCCGGTGCTGCCGCATCAAGCCGAAAACCTTTCCACGGTGACAGCCTGCGTGAACGCCATCGCTGATGGCCTTGGCACGCTGCCCGCTCGCATGTATCGGACTGCCGGACACGATGGCCGTGTTGAACTCGACAACCACCCCGTTGCCCGCCTAATCCGGGCGCCAAGTCCCCACCAAACATGGCCGGATTGGATCGCGTGGACGGTTGCCCAGATGCTCTTGTGGGGCAACTCACTGTCTGTGATTGAGTATGATGGGGCCGGGCGTCCGGTGGCACTGAGGCCAGTGCCGTGGCCACAAGTGCGCGTGAGCCTGCTGCCCTCTGGCCGCATGGTGTATGACGTGGTCGCCTACATGGCACCGTTCGGCGCAACTGGCGTGCCACGCCGGTTCCTCGATAGCGAGGCGTTCCATTTGAAGGACCGCTCCGACGACGGCTACGTTGGCCGCAGCCGCTTATCGCGTGCACCGTCCGTGTTGGCCGCTGCCATAGGGGTACAGGACTACAGCACCGCTGTCTGGACAAATGCCGCGACGCCGTCGGGTATTTTGACTGTCCCTTCGAATGTGTCCACAGACGGAATTCGGCGCATGGAGGCATTTTTTTTGGACCGCATGAGTGGTTCGCAGAACGCGAAGCGTGTCTTCATCGCTGACCGAGACACGACATTTACGCCCATGTCAGTATCTCCTGAAGATGCCGAAGTATTGGCAAGCCGCCGATTTAGTGTTCAAGAGGTTTGCCGGCTATTTAACGTACCTCCTCCAATCGTACAAGACTATACCAATAATACATTCACGAACAGTGGTCAAGCTAGTCTATGGTTCGCAAGTAACACGTTAGCGCCTATTGCTCGAAAAATCGAGGCCGAGTTTGCGCGGAGCGTCATCAACGATCCGACCGGCGCAACGCACATGGAGATTGACCTGTCCGGTTTGATGCGTGGCGACTTTGCAACCCGGACAGCGGCCAATGTGGCGAACGTGGCCGCTGGCATCCTGACCATCGATGAGGTGCGTGAAGCGGAGGGGTATGGCCCGCTGGGCACGACCGATGACGCCCCGGTTCCGGGTGCCGCTGCGTGAAGATGACCCCTGTCAGCCGCTTGCTTACTTGATCTGAGAAAATCGAGCCTGACTGCCGACCCCGTGGGCCCACCGGCAAGGTCGCGGCGGCGGTCTATAGGGGACCGCTTGCTCGTTGCCCGTGGACTACGGGGACGCCCCAAACGGGGGTCCTTAAGATCATAGAGGGGGTTTTCAAAACTCCTAACATTATCAATAACTTCTGAGGGGGGGGTAGGCCACCAGCTATGGCCTACCCCTAGGCCACCAGCTATGGCCTAGGTTCGGTTCAATCATGGACAAAAAATTCCGATATGTTGACACGAAAATGGCCTAGGGGTAGGCCATAGCTGTCGCAATTTTGGACACCGGCGGGGCAGGGTATGACCGAACGAGCAAGAGAGATTGGCCTGACTGTCCGACCTTCAGGAACGTGGGTGCAGACCGACCGAGCGGCGCATGAAGCGTGGGCGATCATGTCCACAGAAAACCCACGGGCTTCGGCTTTGCTGCACCTCGTTATCAGCAACATGGGGCGGCATAATGCTCTAGTGGTGTCGCAGGACACCCTGGCAAAGCTGGCGAAGTGTTCCCTTCGGACGGTTAAGCGTTCGCTTGAAGTGCTGCGCGAGGGGAATTGGCTCGACGTTCGTCAGATCGGGCCGAGCGGCACAGTCAATGCCTACATCGTCAATGACCGCGTGGCATGGAGCGGGCAGCGCGACGGCATCCGATACAGCATGTTTTCCGCAACCATCGTTGTCAGCAACACCGAACAGCCCGACGCTACGCAAATCGGCAATCAGGATAGCCTGGTGCATATCCCCGCGATGTTCCGGGATGAGCGGCAGCTACCCGTCGGGGCCGGGTTGCCCCCAATCTCGCAACCTTCGCTTGAAGGAATGGAGTTAGACCTGCCTACGCTCAAAAAGTAGGAATGGCGGAAAACCGCCAGTTTTACGAATTTGCAAACTCGTTTTTCAGCATTTTCGGCGCTGGCGCTGGCGCTGGCGCTACTCGTTTCGTGTCAGCGTCCAGCTTCAGCAATTCACGCTTGACCAGCCGGTTAGCCAAGGCCGTCACGCCCTTCTGTGCCTTGTCACTTTCGCCAAGCCGCACCGCCATCTCGACTGCAAACTGTAACCGCGAAGGGTCAGCGCCCGGCTGGCCGGCGCGCGCCTCGTAGTCAGCCATCGACCAGCCGCGCGCCTGCGCCTCTAGCAATAGCCTTGTGAGGAGATCGGGCACCTTCACACCCTCGACCCGAGCTTGTTCAACCACGATATCGCGCACTGCCTCGGGCATGTCCCTGATCTGCCATGCGACCGGCTTGCCGAGATTTTGGGACATTGTTTGACCTGTTTGAAACACGTCAAACAATAGAGCCTGCACGGCTCTATGGATCAAGGGCAGCGACGCCGACGAACCGACCCTTACATAGGTTTTGCGTTCCGTTGCTCCCCAGAGCCCTAAAAAGGTTGACTTTATAAACTACATATGTCTATTATGGATTATAAACTTGTGAGGCTTCCATGATATCACCCCTCGACGTGCCACGCTTCTCGACGCCCGCCGTTGCGCGGGCGCTGGAAATCAGCATCCCAAAACTTACTTCGTTTTTTTCGCGCGGAGTGATCGCCACCGCGCCCGGCGCGATGGATTATTTTAATCAGCCAGGGATCGGACGAACACGAATTCTTTCCGCACGCCGCGTCCTGCACTTGGCGTTGACGGTTCGGTTGACGCCTTCTCTGGAAATCAAAACCGCGTCTACGCTGGCCTTGCTATTCAGTGACATGGGCAGCGCGGATGACGATTTCCCCGGTTTCGGGCCAGGTGTTCCGGCCAGGGCGTCGGGTGAAGTGTTCGGCGGCGCATCGAGGACGGTGTTTCACGTCGCTTTACCACACGGCGTTCGACCGGCACAAGCCTCGGTCGAACGGCTCGAAGATATCAAAAACTCGCCGTTCATCTTCGGCCACATACCCAGATACGCGGCTCTCCTGATCGATCTGGATGACCTACGGCAGCGCACACTCAGTCTGCTCGAAGGCGGTCTGGCATGACCCGCAACCCGGCTGAGATCGACCCCGCCGATTTCCCATGCCGCGCCCTATTCGTTGGCACCGATCCGATGGCCGATACCTGCATCGCGTGGTTCGACGATCCCAATGTCTCAGATGCCCTGGCGGAACAAATCGACGCTGCGTTCTGCCGTGGCGGTCACTGTTTGATTTTGGCGCGCGATGAAGACACGCTGGAACGGGTGCAGTCAGCCATTGCGCTGATCGCCTCGCCTTATAACACCACGCCGCCGCGCGAAGCGGAGTTGGTGCAATGACCTTCCTTCGCAAGAAACGGGTGCTAAAAGACCAGCGCAACGGCTTGCCCTATGGGGTATGGCTTTGCGCTGACGGGCGAGAAGTGCTATTTGATCGCAAATACCACCCAATGCGCGAGCGCTTTCCTGGCCAGGGGCCGCGCCTCGCTGATCCATCGGAATGGGTAAACTGGTGCGGCCAGAGGTGGCTTTATCTAGACGCCACGCCGCGCCGCCAACGTCTCGCCGTGATCCAAGCCGCCCTCGTTGAATGGTGCGTGGCATGAATACGGTTCAACGCGCCCTTGCGCTCGCAGCGACCGGCATCCCGGTGTTCCCTTGCATTGCCAGTAAGAGCCCTGCGATATCGGGTGGCTTCAAAGCGGCCAGCACCGACCCGGCCCGGGTGCGGGAGATGTTCGACTCTCCTGGCGCTGCCCTGATAGGCGTCCCTACCGGCGCGGTGTCCGGCATCGATGTGCTGGACCTGGACCCTCGCCACGGTTCGGATGCCTGGCCAGATCGAGCCCGGCTTCCTATGACGCGAACGCGCCGGACTGGCAGCGGTGGCCAGCACTTTATGTTCCGGCACGCGCCGGGGCTCGGGTGTTCCGTGGCACGCATCGCGCCGGGCGTCGATGTCCGGGCCGATGGCGGCTACGTGATTTTGTGGCCGGATGAGAACGCGGCTCCAATTGCAGACTGGCCAGGGTGGTTGCTCGACCTCGCCATATCGCACCCTCGCGCGCCGGGTGACGTATCGCACATCGAGGCGCCCCCGAACGCGCGGGCCGTGATCGACCTGCTCGACCGGCTGCCGAACCCGGACACCAACGGCCGTGATGTGTGGACTGCTGTGATGCTCGCGGCCACGGGTTGTGCGTTCGCCCTGGACGACGCCACGGGCGTGGCCGAAGCCGCCTGCCGGTGGGCGGCGCGGTGGCCCCGCTCGCCGGGCTATGACGTTGAGATGGCCAAGTGGGAGTCCGATTGGTCGCGCCGTGACCGGCCCCTAGCCGGGTGGCGGAACCTCGTGTCCAGGGCGAACCGTGAGATCGAAGGGTATGCCACGGAACAGGCCGCGTCCGAGTTTGCCGCTACCGCGATGGAACCAGCACCCACGGTTCCGCCTCGTTCTGGCGCACGGCTCCCCATGCTTCAGCGGCTCATGTTTCCCGGTGATTGCGAAGCCGTGAAGGGGCGCGGCTACATCATCAAGGGGTTGCTGGCGCCGGGGGACGTGGGCGCTGTGATCGGCCAGCCAAGTAGCGGCAAGTCGATCTTGGTTCCGCACCTGGCCTACGCGGTCGCGCAAGGACGGGATGTGTTCGGTCGCCGAACGAAGCAAGGCCGGGTTCTGTATATCGCGGCGGAAGATAAGGTCGGGATGAGCAAGCGTGTTCACGCCCTAAAATTGAAGCACGGCGATACGCCTGACTTCGCCTTAGTGGACGTGGGCAACCTTAAAGACCACGGCGAGATTGCCGAGTTGCACGCGACGGTAGCCTCCTTCAAACCGGCGCTTATCGTGATCGACACGCTCGGCGCGGCGTGGGCAGGGATAGACGAAAACTCGTCGGGTGACATGGGCGTGGTTGTGGCCCTGGCACGTTCCCTAGCCTGTCAGCGGTGCGCTGTGATGCTCGTCCACCATATAGCTAAGCATGGCGATGGCTCCCCGCGCGGGCACTCGGTCCTAAACGGCACGCTCGATATGTCGTTGTCCCTCGCGCCACGCGATGAGGCTGGCGTGATCCGTTGTTCGCTTTTGAAAAACCGCAACGGCACGACCGATCACACGCTTTCGTTCCATATTGAGTCGGTATCGTTCGGCCAGGATGAGGACGGTGACTATATCACCGCGCCACGGTGCATGGAGATCGACGCCACCGAACAGCGCGCTGCCCCGGCCAAGCTATCGCCCATCAACGCCCGCGCGCTCGATATCCTCCGCGTGGCGATTGACGGCCAGGGTGACGATCAGGATGGCGTCACCGAAACCGTGTTTCGTGGTGCTTGTGAGGACCAAAGGCTGTCCGCATCGGACGAACCAAGGAGCCGTTTGAAGGTCGTGGCCAAGTGTATTCAGCAGCTTTTGGCCGCTGGGCGCATCGGCGCTGGTTCTGGCCGGTTCTGGATCGTGGAACCAACTGGAACCAAGCGGAACCAGCAGGAACCAAGCGGAACCAACTGGAACCAAGCCAACGCCCATACCCATGGAACCAGGAACCAGTGGAACCACATCCTTAGAGGTGGTTCCATGGTTCCAATTCCAGAAGGTGCGCCCCTGTTCACCCTCATGAAGGAAGCCGAGCATGAGTGAATTCCTGCCCGTCACATTTGAGGTTATCGGGATAGAGCCGGTTCGCGGTTCCGACCGCCTGGTGGCCTTGGCAATCGTGGACATCGAGGTCGCTGGCGTGGCCATCCAGATCCAGGGCGTGCAGGTCGTGCGCGACGCGCGCGGTCAGCTATCGGTTCGGTCGCCTATGTTCCGATGCGCGGCAGGCCGTTGGAGGTCGGCTATCCTGCTACCGGACACGCTACGTGAGGCGCTGGGAGCCGAGGTGTTGGCAGCGGTGCATGAGCAAGGGCTCGCAGCGTGACCGCCCGTGTGGCCCGCTGTGTGGGCAGGCGTGGCGGGCAGGCTGGGCGGGCAGGCGTGGCGGGCAGGCTGGGCGGGCAGGCGTGGCGGGCAGGCGTGGCGGGCAGGCTGGGCGGGCAGGCGTGGCGGGGCGGATAAATCTCTCA